TGGCTGACGTTTATTCTTGGTCGCCAGACATGCAAGAAGAATGGGAAACAGCTTTGTCCCGAGTTGATCTTAACTCGGACTTCAAGCACCCATTTTTGGACTTGCTTCTTATGACTGATACTGATGGGCCCACTGACGACGACCATAATCATGACGTGGACGATGTCCGTTATGAAGATACGTCAATAGGTTCATTGTCAGGTCCTACTGCCGCAGCGGCGGCTTGGAGCATATCCGGCACCGAGCGCAACCGCCGAGCCCACGCCACCAATGGCAACATCGACCCCCCTTCTGCTAATCCGCCAATCCGTGTCAGGTCTCATTTGTCTGACGATGACGATGATTGGTACGTGGAAGAACCTGTGGGTGTCACGAGCACTATCGAGGATACTGAGGAGTCGGCCGCCCGTGGGTGGCTAGCATTTTTGACTCGCCTCGAGAACCTCGCTTATATCGAAAGTGGCTATGACACTGAAGAAGTCGATCAAGTGGAGTTCCATTGGTCGGAGTCCGAACACGAGAGTGAGCCCGAAAGCCCAGTTCGTCCCCCCGTTGACTGGAGCATTTCCGCTGCCGAGCGCAACCGTCGCGCTCATGCAGAAAATGGTAACAGAGATGGAGATCATCCACCTGTTGACCCCATTATGGCTGACCCCCGTGACCGTATTGAGTCCATTAATGAGTGGACCCGTGGTGTTAATTCCATGGTTCGGTTCCAGAATCAGGTCACCAAAGCGTGGTGTAGTTTTATCAAGGACCGTGAATCCGTCCCTGTTTACGACCGCGCTGTTTTGGAATATGCTGATGAACCGTCGTCCACCACTGTCCTTACGACCACATCTGACGCGGCTCGCGCCAGCGTAGGCGCTGTTGGGTCCGCACTTTCCAAGTTCGCCGGCCCCGTCTCAGTTGGTTTAAAGTCGGCGGCGTCATCTAGTGTCGCTGTGGGTGCCAGTTCCTGGTCGTTGGCAAAAACGACCGTTGGAACGGTTGCCGCTGCTGGTCAGAACTTGGCCAGTGACATTACCTCATTAGCACCTAGTTTGTTCAGCGAGCGTGCTGCTTGTGCTGCTGGTATCTACATCGGTGTATTTACCGGCACCTATTTGGCCTTGCAATTTGCACCTTTGCTTTACACTAACCCTAGCTACCTTGCTAGTGCTGCCTCTGGGGCTTATGCCCTTAAGGCTTGCGCCGCTTTCCATCTTGGCAAGGAACTAACCGGGTCACTGTTACAACCAGATTATCTGAAAGTGACTGGTTATCACCCCTTGCGCTTAGCACAGCAACGTTTGCGATCTCACGAACGCAGCTCCCAACAAGACATTGTTGTGCCAAAGAGTAAGTTTCTGCCTCAAGAGCTTTATTCCAATGTTTGGAGTGTATCGTCCAAGATGCGCAACAAACTTGCTCATGCTCTTAATGGCAAC